CCAGGGGAGACTCGAACTCCCAAAATTATGATTCTAAGTCATACACGTATACCCATTCCGTCACCGGGGCATTATTGGTCTCGGACCCCGAACTCGAATCGGGCACTCATGCTCCCAAAGCACGTATGTCGCCATCAACACCTGTCCGAGCAATTTATTATAATTAAATACACTCAAATAAATGTAGTTAAGTATAATGGTACGGGCAGGGGGATTCGAACCCACCAACTTATCGGTTAAAAGCCGATTACTCTACCATTGAGTTATGCCCGCATACGTTTTCGTACCTTGTCACTATCCATTTGGACTCTCCTTTTAGCTATTCTATAATATACTAATAATAATACATTATAGAATAGCGTATTTCTACGCTATGCTAGGGCTATACCCTAGCCTGTAGTTTTTTGTCTCACAAAAGAGACTCCATCATACAGTCCGCCCGTTTGTTACAAGTTTACGTGTTGTTTACCGGCCCTCGTTGCCTTTACACACGTTTATCAATCTTGAATCAACTTATTAATTAATTGATACCTATATTGATAAAATTTTGCTCTTTCAAGCTTATTTCTAATTAATGTTTCATAATCATCTTTCGTTAAAAAAATTTCATATTCATCATCAAAGAAACCATATTCTACTTCATTACTTAATTTATTGTCAACATTCATAATTTTTACATAAAAAAACCCTGGGACTTTTTAGTTTCCCAGGGCTAGATAATTTATTACTATGTTTACCTAATCCTGGTACCTCGTATACGTAAACCACTATTGTCTGTAAAATATACAGGCATAAGTGGCTCAATGGCTGACCATTGAATATTTCTACATTTAGAATACAAATTATGTTTCATAGTAAATCTATTTATTCCTCATTCATAACAATTTATTTTAGTCATATTACACTAAACTTTTATTATTGTCAAGTGACTTATTTTCCCATTTTATTAATTTAATAATCAATCCAGATATATCAATTTCATACCATTTTTGGCTTGTAGTGTAATTTTTAGGAAAACGATGATGATTATTATGCCAAGCTTCTCCCCATGTGGGAATTGCCCAAATCCAATTATTTACACTTTTATCTGTTAGTGCAAAACGTCTGTAACTACCCCACCAAGATTTTTTATGTCCTGCATAGTTTACAATATTACTCATAACAGCAGCAATAACAATTGGAGTCCAATGTAAAAATATCATTAAATACCAACCTCCAATTAAAAACAACAATAGACTATATCCAACAATTAACAAATTATAATATCTATGTAAAAATTGATGATAAGGATCTACAATTAAATGTCTAATACGCCAACGTATATTGTCATCTACAGGGTATTTTAATAAAAATACTTTCCATCCTGATATCCATGGACTATGTGGATCACCCTCCTTATCAGATTTTAAATGATGTTTTAAATGTATAGCTACCCAAACAATTGAACTTCCAGTATTTGCCATACATCCTAAAAAACTAAAAATTTTTGTAATAAATGGATGTGTAATATAACTTTTGTGAGTAAGCTGCCTATGAAAGGTAACCACTATTCCTAAACAGACATAAAGAAAATATCCTAGAATACTAAGAAAAATAGTTTGATATGTAATTCCGTAGGTATAATAGCCTACTATTGTTCCAATAAATGATATTACAACAAATAATTGCGTTACTGGAGTATTGCTAGCTAACAATTTTTTCATTATGTTATTTATCATTACCATTATAACGAATTTTTTCCCAATTTACAACATAATCATTATCCAAATTTGAATAAATTACCCATTGTTTTGTATAGTTATAATAAATAGGAAAATCTAGAGCATGTATAGGATTTTCATTATCACCAAAAAAACCACGTATTAAAATAGGAATTAGTCTTTTATTATAGTCATTTAATGTTGAACACATAACCTTTATATTATGATCTCTTGCCCATTGTGTTTGTATAGGCGAAATAAATCTATTAGGAAACGTTAATTTTCCACGAAATTCAGGTTTACAATATAATCTTACATTAGCTATGGCGACATTTGTATCAAAACTTGATCTATAAACACCACTACATACGATAATTTCATCATTATAAAAAGCTAAGTAAAAATTACCGTTATCATTTTTAAATCTATCAGTTTTATAAATTAAGTAAGGTAATGTATTTGATTTATTTTCCCAATCATCATCATACATATTAACAGTTGCAGGACTCGGTTTATCTAAACTACTTTTACAAAAATTTAAAAACTGATTTTTGTTTTCTAAATACCAATCATTATCATATATACCAATTATTGTAATTTTAAGATTTTGGGGGGATACCGTTACTGTGTTTATCATTTATGTTTTCCAAATCTTGAAATAATCTACGTTCCTGTGCTGTTAATTTATCCTTACCTTTGTAATAGCCACTATGTCTTGGATTACTACATAATGAACATTTAGGATCTCCGCAATTCATTGAATGATGTTTAATAAACTTATGTGGTTCACTTACATCGAATCCATGTTCTTTAGCAATTTTAACTTGCTTTTTTACTGCATTTTCATCTTTAAGCCTACGCTTTGAGTTTTTAACTTTGTCTGCTTCGTTACTCATGATTTAATAAATTAAAAAAAAGGACCATTTATTTATGGTCCTAAAGTATTACAAATATTTTTCATTAGTGTTTTTTCTTATAGTCTTCTATGGCAGCCCTTATTGCATCTTCTGCTAAGATTGAACAGTGGATTTTAACTGGGGGGAGGGCAAGTTCCTCTGCAATCTGTGTGTTTCTAATTGTCGCTGCCTCATCCAACGTTCTCCCTTTAACCCACTCTGTGACAAGACTTGAGCTAGCAATTGCCGACCCGCACCCATACGTCTTAAATTTCGCATCTGTAATAACTCCTGTAGTTTCATCGACCTTAATTTGTAGTTTCATAACATCGCCGTCAGCCGCAAGCCGGTGCACCAACCATACCGGTGCCGACTTGCGGGTCCTCCTTGGCGAACGATCCTACATTTCTTGGGTTCTCATAATGGTCGATTACTTTATCTGAATAAGCCATTGTGTTCTCCTAATACTTTGTTAATTACTTCTCCTGGTTGAAAGCGATCCCATTTCGTCCTATTTTCTTTCCCCAGAATCCATTGGAGGTTACTTTTACCACCAATGATTTTAGGATCTATGCCCATTTCATACCCTTGCTTGAAAGGAATAATATGATCTAACTGATATTGATCCTTTCTTTTGCCGGTATTTTCAGGTATTAATCCTTCTTTTTTCATAGCATATTTTGTCCTATAAGTTGCTTTTTTACATTCTTTTTTATATTTAATATATTCATCAGAAATTAACTTTTTAGGTCTTAAATTATTTAGTCTACCTTCCCAATTAGGATTATTTGATCCAGTCCATTTTTCTTTCTGCCTAATATTAGACAGTCCTTTGTTCCAACCTTGTCCCTTTTTTAATCCATCTAAATTTAGTTTTAACTTTTGTTCTACTGAATATAGCTTACCTTTGTTCCATGGAACATTTCCTTTGCGATTAATTGGATTTTTACAAGGTGTTGAACAATACTCAATGAATCTTGGTTTGCTTAAAAAACATTTACCACAATACGCACATGACATTGTTTGACCATACTCATTTCTCATAGACTTATTTATCTTGGCGCGCCCGTTTGTGACTCATTAGTTTTTATCAACAATGGCCACACAATTCCAATACCTATGTACTTGAGCCGAGTAGGCCATCTTTATTCTCCCTTGGTATTGTAGTTTCTAAGTTTTCTTTTTTTATTGGATTATCAGCAAACTTTACTAAAAAGTGTTGCCATGCTTCTTCCTCTTCTGGCGTTATTTCAAGTTCTTGTAATAATTTGTAATGATCCATATATATCTTTAAAGTTATAGTTATTTAGTCAAGATTATCATCATCTACAACAATCCAACCTAATTTCAATAAATCTTTACGGATTTCATCAGTAACCACACCTTCACCAACATATTTTTCGTATAATTCATTTAAATTTTTTTGTTCTACAGTAAGGGTCTCATTATCTTTAACATCTTCAGGATGAAACTTTATACCAGAACAGTACCAATCAATGTAATCACCTTCTTCAATCATATCAGCAATTATGCCACCAGCATATCTCCAACTACAACCCCAAGTTTCTTTTTTTAACAACGGCCATACATCGTTTCTAATAAACTCATTATTACACATAGCAGCATATAAGTTTTGAGCATATTCTTTACGTTCTTTTGCTTTAGCGCAAACCCATTCAGTAGAACGTAAATCGTATTCTAAATTGTCTTTTTTGAATTTTTCCTTGGCTTCATCTTCAGCTTTTTGAATTGGTATATTATCATAATATTCAACCATTGCTTTTACTTCATCATTATTTTCAACAGTTTTACCCTCTGCAGCCATACGCTCAATATACTTAAATTTTTGAAAAGTATTTCTGTCTTTGCTACTGTTCATTTTCTACCTCTATCCAAGTATAGTCACCTAACCATTTTACTGGGCAAATATATTCATATTGTTTGGGTACTCCGGTACACCATTCAGTTGGGCCTAAAACAGATAATCTGGTACAATTATCCTTGTTATCGAACAGTAGCCAGTATACATTACCATGGTATATTTGAAAAGTATATTGGGCGCTATGAACCATATCTGTTATATCTAACCGACGTTTTATGCTTGCAGCCTGTTTTTCCAAAACCTTTACTAAGTCCATGATTCGTTCATATTCTTGTTGAGCATGTAATCTTGCCACATTGACCATTATGTCTTTTTGCTTTTCTACAGGAATAAGGTCAAATTTAGGACCACCAACCTCAGTTGGATAAGGTGTAATATTTCTGTTAAAAAAACCTACGATTGAATTACCAATAGTTGCATCAAAACTATTGACTCCTTTTGCAGAATTTTTAATTTCGTTCATTTAAAAAATATCAATACTAAAGCCATTGCTTGGACCATAAAACCAATTCCTATAGTTACTATATTTAGTAAGTCTTTTAATAATACAGCACGAAAAAACAATAATCCCAATGCAGTCCATAACATCAGCACAACATCAACATTTGGTACTTTATCAGTAATACCTGTCATTATAGCTAAAAAAGAAGGTACTGTAGCTGCATGTAATGTAATATTGGCCATCCAACCTAAAGTTTCTGCACTTATTTTATTAAATCTATTTCTAATAAAATCAATGATTACTACAAAAAAACTATTTAAAATATTTTTAAAATGATCAAATGGATTTACTTTATTATTCATATTTTACTCCTATAAAAAATATGATTACCAATTTTAGCTACTCTTGTATGTGGCCAAATTGGATTAACATATACAGCATGAAAATAAAGTGCGTCCTTTAAAATTTCAAGTCTGAATCCTTCTAGTAAAACTTTTTTTGCTACAGCATAACTTTCTTCATATGCTTGTGTATTTGGAATTTGCTTTTTATTTGGTAAACAATACCAACTAAATTGACATATAACTTTTTCCATAATTATATTTTTTTGGTAGACAACACTACAAATGTCCTTAGGAAAGTTGGGGTTATCTACACGATTTAGTGTAACTTGTGCTACAGCAACCTTGCCCTCAAAGCTTTCATTTCCAGCTTCACGATAGATATTCATAGCCAAACAGTCTAATAATTTATCAACATTATCAACTGTTACGTAACTTTTTGGTTTTTGAGTTATATTTTGAATATTATCAAATTTATAATTAGTTACAAAACTAACTACAAATAATACAAAAAACATTCCAATTATTAAATTAATGGTTCTAAATGATAGTTCCATAACTTCTCCTTTCTCAAGGGAAAAATTCCCTATAACACAAAAGATAATTATATATTATCTTGGATATTCTAGTAACAATTTTGGATTAATCTATCCAACAATCGCAATTACATCTAATTACTTCATCTATTGCTTGATTTACATCATAATCAGCAGGTAATAAAGTTCCTTGTATATAAGGAACTTTTAAATTTGGACTTACTAAATTAGATTGCCTTGAACCTGCTAAACTTCCAGGAAAAATTGCTTGTCCTGTATCTTCTGGTATTCCTATCCCTGTACCGGTCTTTGTTCCTGTCTGTATAATTGTTACTGGTAAATCACCTGTTCCTGTATAATTATTTTCATAGTTTATTAACTGTTGAATTGGATTTAAATTATCGGTAACTTTTGTTAAATTAAGTTTCTGCTGTACAGGATTATAATAACCTGCAGGCTTTGGTTCAATGTTTTGTCCATTAATACTTTGTTTTAATATTGCAGGTAAAGTAAATACAGTTCCTTGATTTTGCACTGATGGATCAATAATTATTGGTGTCTTTATGTCTATGCCTTCTTCAGCACTATTCAGTGTACCATTTATACTTAATATTTTAATTTCTTCATTACTTAATGTATCGGGTATGTTATTGTCTTGTGATACACCAATTAAATTAAGTCTAGCTTCATTTCTTGCTTCTCGCATCAGTCCAACTAAGCTTTGACCTCCTACAAAACTGAAATCACTTATAGCCTCTAATGTTTGTGCTGACATATGTGGTAAAGTTTTTTGAGCAATAAAAGGAATACTATCAATAAAAGTTAATTGACTGATTGGATATAAATTTAAAAAGTCATCTCTACCTGTAGTTGGCATTCCAGGTGGCTCTGTAAGATTAACATTTGGTACAGGTGGTATACCTGTAAATCTTGCACGTTGTTCTCTACGTAACTGTAAACCAGCTGCATCATAAATTGTATTTAAATTTCTTGTTTTAATGGGATAAACAGAAGCTAAACTACCTATTTCTGTATTGGCTTGTGTTATATAATCAGCAACAACACTTTCCATTGGACTTGCCCATCCAACTGTACCAGATGATGTATTTGTACCACCAGTTGCTTTACTGCCCCCACTTTGTACAGGTAACGTTGCAGTTGGAGGAAATTGAATAGTTGCACTAGGAGCAGTTGTAACATCAGTACCTGCTGATGTTAATGTTATACCAGTTACTTTTCCATATGTTGATAAATCACTAGGATCAGTTCCAATAGTTGCAACCGCTGTAGCTCCTGAACCTCCTAAAATGCTGATAGTTGGTGCTGTTGCCCCTCCCCTACCATACCCACCTCCACCGTTAGTAAGTGTAACTCCTGTTACAGTATAATAAGTTAAAAAGCTAGGACCTGGACCTGTGTAAGTAGTATAAGTTACTGTAATTGTTGCACCTAACCAATATATAGCCAAATATAATTCTTGATATATATTTTGCAATTTTGTACTTTGTAAATCAATAATTTGAGATTGCATCGACTCCCATTGATAAGGTAATCCACTCATACAACCAAAGAAGTCACTCATTGTATACGTACCATATGGACCACTACCTAATGCAGTTAATGTATGTGCCTCCTGCGCTAATGTAACATCAACAGGTACATTGCTTCCATTAATGCTAGGTAAATTAGCAGTTGTCTCAATATTTTGTGCAACTTGAGCAAATTTTTCAAAATCAATTTTAGTAATATTTTTAATATTTTGCATTGAGGCACTAAAAGCTCCTGCCGTTACAGCAACATCAGATGGCAAAATATCCTGAAGGTAAGCTCCAAATCCTGGTTTTTGTACTTGATAATTTATATATTCTCTTGTTGCCATATAACTTCCAAAATAGTTTAATCAGATTACATAGGAGGAGTATAATACTCTGGTTCAGAAGTAATCGATATCGCAGGTGGTATAAACTGAATGTTAGGACCTGAACACTGACTTACATCAACTACTTCCACAGAATTTACCCCATTTTTTGTCCATTCTTCGTAGGTCTGTGTCACTGATCTAGTTTCACAATCAGTAAAAAGTACAGTTTCAGTAAATGAACCTATATCCTCTTGATTATACCTAACATAAATACCTTGTTCGAGAGCTCCTTTATAATAAGTTGATATACTTGCTATTCTTTCATAATTACCACCAAAATATTCTTTTATTTTGACACTACTTGCATATATTTTTGTTTTGGTTACAGGTGTAGATATAACAGGTAAGGGTTCCAATACTGGTATAGGAGGTCCAGGTGGATATACTTGAGGTAATGCTTCTGCTATAGCTGGTTCTTCCAGTTTATCATTAATTGTTTCTTCAGCAAAGATAGGATAATACGTTTTACTATTAGTAGGTAGATTCAATGCCGCATTCCAAATAGGTACTGTTAAGGTTTTATAGCTATTTGGAAATAATTTTTTAACATTTAATAAATCTGCAAGTGTTTCAAATCCTTGCGTTTTACAATTTAATGATACAAGTATTGTATCTAAATCCACACCTGCTATTAATAAATAGGCTGCATATATTTTTTGTTCTTGTTCTTTAGTAGCTTTTGTTCCCCTACTTATATTATCAATTTCTTGCGGTAAAAGACCTGCACCTAATAATGCTGTTGTCAAACTTGTAGTTAATGCGTTAACTTTTTTAAGTGTCACTAATAAAGTACTAGGATAACCAAACGTTTCTATCATTGTAAGATCAATCGTTTTACCTAATGCAATACAATCACTGCCGAATGTTTGTGTTGCTAACGATACTCCTGAAATATCAGCACTTATAAGGTCATTCATATTACTATAAGTACCGTCAAGAAAAGTTTCGCTATTTTTACAACTTAATATGGCTTTATTATTAGAATTAACAAAACTATCTGCTGTTAAAAAGCTAGCACAAAAGTCTTTATAATAAGGGTCACTATTATTTGGAATACCGTTCCAATTAAATTGATTCCAAGCCATATATGGAAATAGTCTCAAGAAACCCCATTGTGTAACACTGTTGTTAGGATTAGAATAAAGATAAGGTAGATAACTTGCTAATTGACCTTGTTCTTGGTATACAGTTGAACTTGGATAATTAGTATTAACATAATTACTGTAACCTGTTGTAGCAGGTGCACCATATGTATCCCAACGTGATGAAGGATCATCTGTATTATAAGTAGGTGGTTTTGAATTACCTAGTGCTTCACATTCACCATCTCCAATTGTAATCATATCATCATAAGTTGTAGATGATATATCTGTAGCTACTGCCCTAGCATATGCTTTGTTTATGGCATAGGTAAGCCACTTGAGTGAGGTATTATTAATAATTGATCCAGGTGTATAATTACTATTAATTTTGCTTGTACCAACAATATTTGTAACTCTTGGATTAATACGTAATCCTTCATCCTGTAACAATGATGAATAAGCATTTACACCTAAAGGACTTTGTTTTCCAGAATTAGCCATTAATAATTAGGGACAAAAAACATTGTCACTTCCTTCTACAATTGCATGACCGCATGTATTTCCTGATCCTACTCTTAACACCGGCGCCCCCTCAGCAAAAACTGTAGGACTTCCTTCTGTGGTTTGGGCTGATGCATGAGGCGGATGTTGTTTCTTACCAAACGGTGAGTGCGGTGTTATACCGCTAGTGTGTAATCCAACCTGTATGCCATTGGCATAAACAGTTCCAGCGCCTCGAATGATCGCTCCTCCTGTACTATTGGTATCACCTACTCTACTCAATGCTGGCATATTTATCCTAATACAATTTTCTTTTGCGGTACAGATATACCTGTAGTAGCCTGTATATATTTGACTTTTATACTTTCATCTGTGATTGCAAAAACTGTTATACTATTAATATTTAGTCTTGTTTCAGCCTTAGGATCTGCTGTAAATAAGCTAGGTACTAAACCCATACCCTGAGGACCAGGTGCTACACTAACAGGTTCCTCAATTATAATATTATTTTCTTCTATTTTTATAACTTTTGCAATTAATTCTTCTCCTGAGTTAAGCTTAAATGTATAAACTTCATTGATTCTAATGTTCATTATTATCCTTAAATGGCTAATCTTTTTTGTAATTCGTTAAATCCACCTATGTATTCTTCATTTATAAATATTTGTGGTACTGTTCTTGCATGTGGTACAACCTCTAATAATTCTTCTTTAGTATATCCGTCTCCTATTTTGCGTTCTTCGATTTCATAACCATTTCTTGTTAGCAAAGATTTTGCTTGATCGCAATAGGTGCAATGGTACTTAGTCCATAATATGGCTTTCATTTTTTCTCCTTTATATTGTTGGTAATGCTTCGTAGTCTAGTTCAGATGACATGATCCCTATAACATAGTTTGTACTTTCAGTTTCTTGTAGTGCTGACTGTTTATTTGAAGTAGATACATGCTTGTTGAACCATGGTATAGGAGTTATTTTGGGTGCAGGTTCATTATATTTTAGGTTAATTTCTTTAAGTGCAACACTAGCAGTAAAATCTACAAAGTCTTTTAGTATATTAGCATTGAGACCGATCACAGGACCTTTCTTAAACAAATAATCAGCCCAAGCTTTTTCCTCACGTATAACATCCATGTACATAGCATATACTTCTTGCTCACATTCCACTTTGGCCTGTGCGAATCTTGGATCCTCTTTGACTACTTGATTGATCAACCAACCTGTCCATCCTTTGTGTAATAGTTCATCCTGTAGGATAAGGCTGATAATATTGCCATTACCAATGAATATCTTATTTTCTACCATGGCTAAACTAGTAGCAAATGACACCATAAAGCGTAGTGCTTCTAGTGCATAGCTGGCATTTAATGCCATCCAAATTGCCTCTATATGTTCTTGTTCTGTTATTTCAAGTGTCTCCTCCATACCTAATTCTTTGCCGCAATTGATCTCATGCAACCTATCGTAATATTCGCCTATACTACTAGCCATGTCAACAATTTCTTTTGTGTCATGGATGGTATTGAATACATCTTTAGGTACATTATAGATATTACGAATGATATGACTATAACTACGACTATGTATATTGGTTTCAAAAAATGTCCAATTATATACTAGTGCTTCTAGTTCTGGCAAACTTACTACCGGAGTGAATATCTGACTAGGACCGCGACCCTGTAAACTATCCAATGCTGTCTGTCTTAATAGGTTACTAGTGAAGATATGTTTAACCGCATCTGATGCATCCTTAAAGTCTTGTGCATCTTTAGTCAAACTAATTTCCTCTGGCACCCAAAAGAAACCTCTAGCAGTTTTTTCAAAGTCTGCAATTTTGTTGTATTTGACTTCCTCAAATCGCTGAATGGTAACTGGACCAGCAGGATCCAAGAACATCTTACGATGTAGGTAGTCTGTTTTTTTGTTTAGGTTATATTGTCGTTCGCTCATTTTAGTCCCAGTTTGAATAATAATGTGTTTTTGGTAGTTGTATATTTATATCATCTATTCCAGTAAAGTCCCATATGTTTTTTGTTAATTTTTTATAAAAAACATTTGCTATAAACTCGTTATACTCAGGGGTTAAATGATTGTTTAATGTTACTTTTTCTCCTGCTGTAAAATTTTCATTATCGATTCCTAACTTTTTTAGTTGTCGATACCAAAAACTGTGCATAGGATGATCATGTGGATCTAAATTTATTTTGTCAAACATTTTTAAACTCAAAGAATTAATAAAACTAGGATATAGTAATATATTATTATGAAGTGAGAGAACTTGCTGTATGATAATATCACTTATATCATCGTTATATTTTTCATTAGAAGCATTGAACCATCCTTTCAAATCTTGTAAAAAATTTTTTTGCTTATCTGTTAGATTGTCTTTATATTGTTCATAAATTTGTTCAGTATGATTATAATTTACAATATAATGTGTTGTACCTAACTTTGGCATAAAAGGTATAGGATATCTATGTGGTTCCGTTGCTATAAAAATGATAGTATTGAATTTATCCTTTCTTTTTAGAAAATTTTTATAGGAATAATATAAAGATGAACCGCCTACCCCAAAATTTTCTATACTAACACTATCGCCATATAATTTTTTTAGGTAATATTGCCAAGACCCAACACATGAAGGTTTGGCAACAGCATAGCTATCACCAAATATACCTATATTCATAATTTACAACTTTCACAATCCTCGTCGAGAAGTTCAATGTTTTCTAACGTTTGTTGACTTATAATTTCATTTTCAACGACCTTACTTCCTTGTTTATTAATTAAACTATAATAAAAGGTTTTTATACCCCATATATGCGCTTGTATAAGATTTTTTGCAATAAGTGTGCTTGGTACTTTTTTGTCTGCAAAATGTGCAGGATTATAAAAGGTATTTGTACTTATACTTTGATCAACATACGCCTGTAACACTGCTGATGTTTTTAAATATCCAATACAATCTTTTTGGTCCCACATGAGTTGATATTTGTTTTTGTATTTTTGATATTCAGGTACCACTTGTGTGAAGCTACCTGCTTTACTTTCTTTTGTAGAAATTAACGACATTGGTAACTCGATACCATTAGTGCTATTAATAACAACACTGCTACTTTCGACAGGTGCTATTGCCATAAGCGTTGCATTACGCACACCATATCGTTTCATATTTTCACGTAATGGTTCCCAGTCTAACTCAGGTGTAAAGTTTACAAGTTCATTTACTCCTTTTGCTCTACGTTCCCATGGGAAAATACCTTGACCATAATATGTTTTATCGCTATCTAAACATTTACCTCTTTCTTTTGCTAATTCAACTGTAGCCTCTGTAAGATAGTATGCCTGATGCTCCATCCAGGATTTTACTTCCTGTAATGAATCCTTTTCTCCATACTTTAATCCACGTTTTGCATGCCAGTATGCAAGATTTGTTACACCTATACCCAATGGTTGTATTTCATCGTTACTTAATTTACTTTGAATACTTAAAAAGTCTTGGTAATCAAGAATGTTACAAAGGCTGCGTTGAAGAATGCGACATGCCCTACGCATGTCTTCTGGGTGCCTAAAATTTCCCCAATTTATTGAGCCGAGTGTACACAAGGCTATGCGTCCTGTATCATCATCCAAACGCTTGAATGGGACAGTAGGCAAGGTTATCTCCATGCACAAATTGGACTGGTAAATTGTATGATATTTCGAATCGAACGGACCTTGATTCATTATGTTATCAATAAACACAAGATAAATTCTGCCTGTATCAGTACGCTCCTTTAATATACCACTTTTAAAAACTTCTTCGGCTGACATAGTTTTCTTACGTAAGCCTTTTTGTTTTTCATATTTTACATAAAGTTCTTCAAACTTTTTAGTATCTTTATAAAATGCTTCATATAAATCAGGCACTTCATTTGGATCAAAAAATGTTATGTTTTCTTTATTTCTGAATCGTCTCCAGAAGAAAGCACTAAGGACAACCCCATAATCCATATGACGGACGCGGGTTTCTTCGGTTCCTTGATTGTTTTTAAGTACAATAAGATCATCAAACTGATGATGCCATATAGGATAAAAAACTGTAGCACTAGCATTGCGAATCCCTCCTTGTGAACAACTACGCAAGTCACCAAACCACTTCTTTAGGAAAGGAATCATGCCAGTGTGCATTATTTCACCTCCCCTAATAGGAGATCCTAATGGTCTTAATCTACCAATTTCTAATCCAATACCAGCACGTTTGCTGGCATACTTGGCCATCATTTCTCCGGATGCAAAGATGCTATCCAAGTCATCATCACTGCGGATAAGAACGCAAGAACTAAACTGTTTAGTGGGTGTCCCAAGACCAGCCA